TGGGATTCCCGTCAAACAGGTTCAGGATGATCGGGAAAAGCTTGTATTTCTTCATGGTTTCCTCCATTTCTGCGGAGGAAAGGTCTTAGAATGTGATCTTCTCTCCGCGTGCAAGTCTGCGCGAAATCTCCTCGAAATCTTCAAGCGTGAGCTTCGAGGGATCGCTTTTGATGGTTGCTGCTGCTCTCTGGGATGTGCCGTTCTCAGCAGGTCTCGCGCCTTTTGCGCGGATGTTCTGCGTCACACGCTTCTCGGTCGCCGCGCTCGCGGCCTGAACGGTGCCGTTCATCAGCTCGTCGAAGTGCTTTGCCTTGTACGCCATTTCCAGCGTCATGCCCGGCGCGCTGATCGCTGCGACGAAGTTTGGATCCGCAAGCTCTGCCCGGAGGTCAAACCCGGGGAACTTGGCGCGGAGGCTCTGCGCCTCCTGGAACCACGCTTCCGCCTTCGCGCGGCTCTGCTGCTGGCGTACCAGCTCCTGCTGACTCTCCTGGGCGCGCTGCGCTTCCATCTTGTAGTGCATAAACTCGCGGTACTGCGCCGTGCTCATGCCGGCCTCGTCCGCTGCGATGCTCCAGATGTTGTCGTCGTTGTTGATTGCCTCGGTCAGCTTGCTGTAGTCTCCGTCATCGTCCGTGATGCCGTATGCCTGGCTGAGCGTGTCAGCGAGCGCGCGGAGCTTTTCGTTCTGCGCCTCTGCTGTCTTGGCCTTGGCGAATCGACGGTCGATCATTTCCTGCGTTTTCTGCGTGTAGATGTCCTTGTACTTGCCGTTTACCAGCTCGTCGAACTCCTGCTGTCTGGCTTCCAGAGTGTCCTCAGCGGCGGCAGCGCCGCTATTTGCCTTCTCCCCGGCGGCGGGAGCGTCCGGTGATTTGCCGTAAACCACCTTGGAAAGATCGCCCGGTTTGCCCTGCCCGGCGGCGGCAGGATTGCCGTTGGTATCGCCCGTTGCGCCTGCATCTGCGGGAGCTGCCCCCGCGCCTTCGCCGTCAAACAGGCGGAGGTTGATGCGCGGCAGAAGATAAAGATTGAGCATAAAGCCCTCCTTGCGGCTTTGGGTGCCGTGTACCCGTGAAATCGCGGTATTGTAAGCGCCGTGTCGCTTCGTCAGACCGGACGCGCTCCGTTCCGCAGCCGGGCAAAGGCGCTGCCTGTGCCCGCCGGCTTCACATCCGCTTCTCCGGTCTTCCTCCCCAAATCAAAACAAACGTGTTTCGATTTGGGATTATTGATTAACCTTGTCGTTGCGAGGAGCGCAGCGACGTGGCAATCCGCCCGCCGGAGGCTCCGCTGCAGCACAGCGAGGACCGGCGGTATCTGAGCTCACGATAGCAAAGCGCTGCCCGGAAGTCGCCAAACTTCCGGGCAGAATTTGAAAATTTTTTTATTTTCCCGCTTCGATCACCTTGATATACTGCGGATCATGCTGCTGGAGCTGCAGAAAACCGATCAAGAACGCCTTGTACACCTCGGCTGCGCGCTCGTCACCGGTGAATTTGATGACCGCGCGCCCGCTCTCCATGCACAGCTCGTCCTCGTTGATGTCCACATCCGCGTTCTTCGCCCATGCATACAGCGTCCACAGAAGCGCAGACACCGCGCTGCACATATCCTGCGAGCCTGTCGCGTGTCCTGCCGCCTGGATCATGCAGACGTGCTTCCCGTCCCCGCGCGTGTGCTCGGCAAACATTACCGTTGTCATTCCCGCGCCGCCTCCATGCTGGGTGAGCTGCGCTTTGCAAGACGCTGCCCGTAGCTCGTCATGGGCGTTTGCGCGCGCTTCACCTGTGCGTCAACGCCTGCGCCGCCGGTCTCTTGCGCCTGCTGCGGCCTCTGCTGCGGACCGGCTGCGCCCTGCTGCGGCGCAGCTGCCCCCATGTCCGCGCCCGTGACGGCCTGCACGATGGCAGACAGCTTTTCAATCTGCATAGCCTGCTGCTGGCAGATGTTCATCAGCGTTTCGCCCTGCTGCACCTTCTCGCGCACCTTGTCGATGCCCTCAAACTCCATCATATCCAGCGCGAGCATGGCTTCCTGCGCGCGCTGCGGGTTGAAAAAGCCGAGACCGTACAGCTCCTTGGCGCGCTCGTTCTGCTCCATGCGGGAAAACGGATTCTTCTTCTGTGCTTTGATCTTCAGGTCGAAGATCGGTCTGCGGAACATCTCCGCGCCCTGCGCATTCAGTCCAATCGGCTGATCTTTGAGCATGGAATTGCTGAAATCGACAAACGCATAGCCGTTTCCGTTCGGCGCGGTGATGCGGAACGCGCGCGTCTCGTCGTAGAACTGCCGCGCAAGCTCGATCTCCAGGTACACGATGCCGGAATAGCTGCGGTAGCTCGTGGCGATCATGTCCCGGCTCGTCTTGTTGCCGGCCTCCTGGAGCGCTGCAATGGCAGCAGCCGCCGTCACGCCGGAGCCTGCGCTGCCGTTGTTCGCGTCGCGGTTGTTGCTGGTCTCCTTCATCTCGTCGATCTTCATCTGCAGAATCTGCGGATAAAGGCCGGAGAGCGGCGTCATGACGATCTCCTTGATGCGCGTATCGTCGATGTTGCCCTCCACGTGCACAAGCCTTTTCGTGAAGTCGTTGAACTCGGTCTCATTGACGCCGGTGCTGTTTGACACGAAGAACCGCTTTTTCGTCGTCATCTGCGCGTTTTCCAGGATGTTCGCGCTCAGCTTGTCGATATAGAGCTGCGGGTCGCGGTTGATCGCCACATAGCCGAAGCCGACCGGCGTTCCCTTCTCCGGAAACAGCGTGTCCAGGACAACCGGATAGCGTCCGTGGTCGTAATATCCGCGCTGCGCGTACTGCGGGTCGTTCTCCGAGGCGTAGAGCAGCACATCTCCCACGAATTTGATCAGATGCACGAGCGTGCGCCCGTCTGCGGCCTGCACCTTGTAGTACCAGTCCACCACAACGCTCTTGTTTGCGGTGTCTACGTTGTCGTCGTAGATGTATTCCTTCACGTCAATGGTCTTGCCGCCCATCTTGCCGGCGTGCTCCGGGTACAGCTGGTCCAGCAGATCCTCGTCCACGAGATCCACGATAAACAGATTGCGGCTCTGCTGAACGTCCGTGCAGCCAGGCTCCCAAAACAGCTTCAGCAGGTCGATATTCTGAATGTCGATGTCTCCGAGGCCGTTTTCCTTCTTCGGATTCCAGAAAACGCCGTAGGCAGCCGTGCCGTGCTTCAGCTTCTCCCACCATGCGTCGGAGTATGTCTGCTCAAACGAGCACTGCTCCATGATGACCGGCAGGATGGACGACAGCGTTTTTGCGCTTTCCTCGTCGCTCTGCTCGCGCGGCAGCACGATCGGCTCCGGGTAGTTGTCCATCGCGTCGGCGTGCTTGCTCATGATGGAGTTGAAAAGCCAGCCGCTCGTCGGCTCCGGCGTGTCCGGCGCGATGTTGGGCGCTTTCCGGCGGATGATCTGCCAGTGCTGCTGCTTCCACCACAGCTCATCCTCCACGATGCGCTGCTCCAGGTTCTGCTTGCCCTGCTTGTACTTGGTAAGCAGCTCCGCGCCGCGCGTCAGGTCCTTGCCCGTGATGGTCTGAGCGCCTGCCGGCTGCGTCAGGATCGCCGCCTGCGCCTGCGGCTCCGGCGCTGCACCATAGATCGGATCGGGCGAGCGGAACATCTGCTCGCCGTCGCCGCGTTTGGTAAACGAATTGAATGCCATTGTTATCCTCCTCAATACTTGCGGTAAAACGCATAGTGATCGTATGTCTGTGTGTCATCGTCCAGCGGATTGTACGGTTTGGGCTTTGCCGGATCCGGTGCCGGCGGGTTATACGGCCGCGCCATGCACACATAGCGCGTCTCGTCCGCGATATGATCCTCCAGGTCGGTGTCCACGTCCTCAACCTTGGTCTCGTCGTATGTCAGCATCGGCACAGTGCGAAGAAAGCCCTTGCAGGTGTTGAAAACATACATCATCGGTATGCCGTTTTCGTCGAACGCCATCCGGTAGTGCATCTGCATCCAGCCGGAGATACGCGCGTTGTCGCCCGGATCGAAGTAAACGCCCTGGCGCTCTGCCATCTCCGCCACGCTCTCGCCGCGTGACGCGTCCCATATCGACGGGTCCGCCACGCCGTAGATCCGCCGGCCTTTCAGCCATCTGTGCTGGTCCTCCACGCGCTTGATCTCGCGGAAGATCTGATCCGGCGGCCAGCGCACGCCCGTGTTCGGCTCGTCCGTGCAGCCGTACAGCTCCAGGATCCGATACAGCCGGTTGTCGTGATCGCACGCCCACCAGCCGCAGGAAAACGGTTTGGCATAGCCAAAGTCGAAGCCGCGGTAGATCTTCCAGCTCTCCGGCACCTCGAAAGGCTCTATCACGTGCGTCCACTGCCGGTCGCGGTAATGCTCCGGATCATCCGTCCACTCTTCGAACACCGCGCCGCCCTCGATGCCCCACTCGCCGTCGCCGGCGACGCGGAATCGGTTGGGGTTGCGTTCCGCCATGTCCTGGAAATACTGCTTGTCCTCGTCCGACAGCCACTCGTTGCAGCGGTATGTCGTCGTGATCGCCAGCTTGTCCGCGTCGTTCGGCGGGTCGAAAAACCGCTTTTTGATCCAGGTGTTTGCGCTCCACGGGTTGAATGTGAGCG